CTTGCCAAAGAACTTGGAGCGATTGCTAAAAAAGATGCAGAGGCTGAAACGAACCAAGACGATATAGAATATGTCGCTATGGATTCGGATGATGAGGATGACGATTCAGAATATGAGACTGTAGAAGTTCAAATTCCCCGTTCAAAAAAATCTGATGAAGATGAGGAAGAAAAGGAAAAGAAAACTGGACTTTCTGCGAATTCTTCAGAGCCTGAAGATGAGGAAAATGATGAGGAAGATGATGAGGAAGATAATTCCGAATCACCAAATGCTGGTGGTGAAGAAAACCTCAAAAGTTTCCAGAACGAATTAACTCCTGCACCTGAAACAGTTCAAAACTTTGAAGAGGCAATGGAAAACCTGAGTAACCCATTCGCAAAAGAGCCAGTCTACCTTGACTTGCCAAAAGTGAATTATAAAAATGCAGTGATTGGGTGGAAAGAAAATCTAGCCGCACTTTCTGAGCATTGGACTCACACCGAACATTTTGCAAACTACTACGAGCCTGAAATTCAAAAACGTGAGAAAGGCAGAAATGAGACCGCTTTTCGAGTTTGGAAAAAAGACACCAATCAGATTGTTAACTATATGGTTAAAGAATTTGAAATGAAGCAAGCCGCTACGGCACACCGTCGAACTGCTACTGGTCGCTCCGGTGTTCTTGATATGAATAAACTTCACCAGTACAAAACTGATGAAGACATTTTCAAACGAGTTACCTCGGTTAAAGATGGCCGTAACCACGCTCTGATGATGTTTGTTGATTGGTCGGGTTCAATGAGTGGCAAAATGCAAGCCACAATTAAACAAACCTTGACTTTGGTAATGTTTGCTAAGAAAGTTGGAATTCCTTTCAGAGTTTATTCCTTTTCTAACTCAAGCCAATTATGTGAGAAGTTGGGATATCAAGAAAACCCATTCTACTCTAGGAAAGAAAATCCTAGCCAACACCTTGCAATGGACAATCTCGCAATGAACGAATATTTCAATGAGAAAATGTCCGCTAAAGATTTCAATAAGCAGTTACAGAATATGTTTTTCCTTGGAAAGTCTCTTGACTACAACGGATTACGAGTTCCAGTTAATCACGGAATGAGTTCTACTCCTTTGAATGAATGTATTGTCGCTTCTTATGATATGATTTCAGATTTCAAAAAAGAGACCGGAAAAGAAAAAATCAATGCGATTTTCCTGACTGATGGTGGCTCTGATTGTAATCAAACCTATTATGCTGGCATCGACAACCCAGACCAAAAATATCTAGGCCACAGTTCAAAAGAATATATGATTCTTCGAGATACCAAAACCAAACAGTCAATGTCTGGTCTCGGAACTCGCGGTGGCTTAACCCAGTCTCTTTTAGAGAACCTCAGAAATCGTTGTAAAATTAACGTGATTGGATTCCACATCACTGACCGCAGAACGATTAATCAAACAATCAGTTGGGGTCTCGGATATGATGACGGAGCCAAAATGAAGACCTTCGTCAATAAGAATGGTTATGCTCCAATGAAACAAACGGGATACAATACATACTTCCTAGTTAACGATAAAGCCCTAGACAAAGAAGCAGAATTTGATAATCTGGAAACAGCCAGAGACACTTCTGGAAATGTTCAAAAGGGTCAACTACGTACCCAATTCAAGAAATTCACTTCAGCCCGAAAAGTTAACAAAATGATGCTGAACGAATTTGTCGCCTTGGTTGCTTAAATGGAGAACTGGAAAATGAATAAATTTATCACCACAATGTGTATCGGAGTTTCTATAGCAACGATATCATCGGCTATTGCTTATGTGGCCTTGACGATTCCTGATGTCCACGTGAGTTATTCTACGAATGATTGTGTGGAAGTCGTTAATTGGTCAGATACCAATTATAGTTGTGAGAATATGCCCAAGAAATACAACCACGTATGGGTTAAATAGTGACATTTTTGTCACGGAATCGTCTATTTTTAAACTATTTTTAGGTATTGTTTAAAATCAATGACTTACAGACGAAAATAAATGACGATTTTTGTTGACACCATCTACCAACCTGCTATAATGTTTATATGATGAAAAATCAAGAGTTACCCAGAGATATGATTATTCCCGAAAACAACCGAGACCTTTCCTCGAAAAGAAACGTCCTCTGGTTGCTTCGGAATTTAGCGGTTCATAATCATACTCATCCTGAGTTCATAGAAGTTATGACCAGGTTAAAGAAACTAGCCGCTTAATCAACAGAAGGAAGATACAATATGGATAATTATTTTGTTCAAGTGACTAACCAAGATGGCTCATTAGAGAAATGGGTTCAACTAAGTAAAGACCAAGCAAACTTCATTTATGCCGAGCAAGTTGAATTGAACGGAATGAAAGCAACCATCACTGGTCGGGAGGGTTAATGGAACCGACTGTTACCGTGATTTGCTTAATACAAATAGTAGTAGCAGTATTCATACTGGGAGCCAGATTAGATGATTGAATCAGATATGAGAGATTTTGCCCAGTTCCGAATCGGTGACCGAATCCGATGTTTAAAAAATAATCAAGATGGTGTGGTTCGGGGATTGCTTTGCACTTTCCCAACAAGTAACACTGGAATTCTTGGTTATCAAGACCTGACTGACCCCGCTATCATATACACCGTTCAATTCGGTGATGAGGATATGTTATTGTGGGGAGAAGATATGAGGAGTCTCCAATATCAATTGTGCTTTGATTTTATGTATAAACACGATGATTGGGACCCACAATTCGAGTGTGTTGAAATAAACACTAAAAAAGATGAAAATAAATTGAAAATAAGTGAAAAAAGGGTTGACATTTAGGTAAAACCCTGTATAATAGTATATGTTGAGTGAGATTAAAGAGTTTAAATTATGAGGAGTTCAAATATGAGTAACAAAAAAGTAACAGTTAATGAGTTTGCAGCCGCATCAAAAGAGTTGCTAGGTACCACGATTATTTCAAAATCGCAGATGAAAGTAGTTTCAGATAACTACGGCATCTGTATCCCAACCGCAGTTAAGTATGCTGAAAAGACTCCAGCGGGTCTTTCCGATATTCCTTTAACTGATGCAGTCAATGCCCCGATACGCCAAGTGGCTATTCCCCGTACGATTGCGAAACCCACCCTACCACCTGCTCCATCACAAATGCCTTTAGAAACAGCCCCAAATCCAGTTGCTATGGCTTCTCGGACTGCCGCTGTTGAACTAGATAGTTCCATATCGTTCATACCTAAAGTTGACAATTCATTTGTGCCTTGGGGAAACATTGGTGATATTAAACGAATCCTTAAATCCCGATTGTTCTTTCCTGTTTATTTAACAGGTATGAGCGGTAACGGTAAAACATTCGGAATTGAACAGACCTGTGCTATGCTTGGTCGTGAAATGATTCGAGTGAACTTTACCTCTGAAACGGATGAAGATGATTTGTTTGGTGGGTTTCGCCTCGTAAATGGCGAAACAGTGTTTCAATACGGTCCAGTTGTCGAAGCAATGAAACGTGGAGCAGTTCTACTTCTTGACGAAGTTGATTTGGGTTCCAACAAGATTATGGCTCTTCAATCTGTCCTGGAAGGAAAGGGTTATTTCATTAAGAAACGTGCCGAATGGGTCGAGCCAATTGATGGCTTTACTGTGATTGCTACTGCCAATACAAAAGGTAAGGGTAGTGACGATGGTCGATTTATCGGAACGAATGTAATGAACGAGGCTTTTCTTGACCGTTTTTCAGTTACGATGTATCAGCCTTATCCTTCAGAAGCCATTGAGAAGAAAATCCTTTTCAAAGCCGCAGAGGGATTTGGGATTGAGTCTGAAGCACTTGGAAAGTTCATCCCGAACCTCACAATGTGGGGCGATATTATCAGGAAGACTTTTGAAGAAGGTGGGGTAGATGAGATAGTTTCCACCCGTCGATTAGTCGATATATTGAAATCCTTCTCAATCTTCCAAGACCGTGGTAAAGCAATCAAGATGGCAATCGAGCGTTTTGATGATGAAACCCGTGAGTCGTTTATGAGCCTTTATGAGAAAATAGATGCAGGGGTTGGAACATACCCACCATCTGGTTCAGAGGGTGAAAACCTTGAAGATGAACCTACAAACGATAGTGAATATGCCTAGAGGCTAAAGAGTTACTCCGAGGGTAGTTTGAACCCTCACTCAACACCCACCTGGCCCACTCCTCTTTGGGTCGGGTGGGACCTTATTAATAAAGACGATGGAGAGACCAATGTCGGAAGAAGAAAGCAAAACACCAGAACAAAAATATCTATTTACTTCGCCTGATGGTGGCTCTACCATTGCAAGTACTCCGATACCAGATTATCAAACCACTTTTAGTTTTATGGCTGATAATGGAAGTATGATGTCAAGTGACATTATAAGTGAACCAACAATTACGTATAATGGTCAAACATTGAAGGCTGGTGATGGTACTTTTAAAACTCCATTTGATTGGAGATACGGTGAGGGCTCTGTATTAGACGACCTCCGTTCTCATATAGAAAGCACATATACGAGTCACTATACCAACGAAAATGACGAGGTCCAGACTCTGGATGTGTTTGCCCATCGAGGTACTTTGGGCTCAACCTCTATCGATAATGCTATCAAGTATTTGATGCGATATGGGAAGAAAGATGGGAAGAATGAAAAAGACCTCATTAAGGCTATGCACTATTTGGTGCTTGCCACCGCATATGAGCGGAAAGTAAAAAAGACTTGACAAGAACCATCGTTCCTGTTATAATGGTACTATTAAATCAATAGGAGTTATATATTATGAAATTAAGTGATACTACCCTTGAGGTGCTGAAAAATTTCGCCTCAATCAACCAGTCGATTCTCTTCCAAGAGGGGAACGAATTAAATACCGTTTCTGTACAAAAGAACCTTTTGGGTTCTGCTACTGTGGCCGAGACGTTTAAATCTTCTAATGGTGAAGATTTTGCCATCTATGACCTGAACGAGTTTTTGTCTGTGGTCTCATTGTTTGATGACCCAGATGTGGAATTTGGTGAAGGCTCTGCTACTATTACAGATGCAGGTGGCACCAACGTAACATACTGGTTTGCCGATAAGGAAATCATTGTTTATCCCACCAGCAAAATTGAGATGCCTGATGCAGAGGTTAAATTCACTCTGACGGCAGCCTGTCTCGATAAGTTGCAACGAGCAACTGGAACTCTAGCAGTCCCAGACTTGGTTCTCCGACGTGGTACTGATGACCCATCGAAGATTGTGGCAGAGGTTCTCGATAAACGAAGTGATACCTCAAACACGTTCTCCGTTGAAGTTGGTACGTACTCTGGTGAAGGCCAGTTCAAGTTCTTCTTCCTTAATGAACGTATGAAGATGTTGCCTGGAGATTATGATGTCCAGATTTCATCTAAGAAGATTTCCAAGTTGACCTCGAAAGATGGTAAACTTACTTACTGGATTGCTTTAGAACAGGATTCAACCTATGAATAAAGATTTTCTTTGGGTAGAAAAGTATCGCCCTCAGTCAATCGATGAATGTATTCTTCCACAATCGCTGAAGGATACATTCGGTGAATTTCTGAAAAATGGAGATATGACTAATCTCCTTTTGTCGGGTTCAGCAGGTACTGGTAAGACTACCGTAGCGAAAGCCCTTTGTGCTGAATTGGGATATACTACATTATTAATTAATGGTTCTTTGGACAGAAATATTGATACCTTGCGTAATGATATTTCGACCTTTGCTTCAACTGTTTCCTTTGATGGTGGCAAGAAATGTGTCATACTTGACGAAGCGGATTATCTTAATCCACAATCTTTTCAGCCAGCACTCAGAGGATTCATTGAGCATTTTTCTAAGAACGTAAGGTTCATTCTTACTTGTAATTTCAAGGACAAGATTATTGAACCGATTCACTCTCGAACTACATATATTGACTTTAGAACGGGTGCAAGTGATAAGCCAGTTCTAATGGGCGAGTTTATGAATCGGATTATAAACATCCTTGGAGAAGAAGGTATCGTTATTGAGTCAAAGCCTGCAATTGCAGAATTAGTCAAACGACACTTTCCAGATATGCGAAGAACATTAAACGAACTCCAAAGATATGCCGCGGGCGGTACTATAGATAAAGGTATCCTTGTTCGTGGTGGAGAAGTGAATGTTGAAGGTCTTATGGGATTCCTGAAAGAAAAAGATTTCGGTAAGACTCGACAATGGGTTGTAGATAATATCGATATTGACCCAGTGCATATCTATCGCCATATTTACGACAGTATGCACAAATATCTAGCCCCTCAAAGTGTACCTCAAGTGGTACTTCTTATTGCAGATTATCAATATAAACAGGCATTCGTTCAGGATGCTGAAATTAACCTAGTCGCTTTCTTAACTGAAGTGATGGTGGAGGTAGAATGGAAATCGTAGAATCTTCAAAACAAATCGACAAGTGGATGGATGCTCGTGGTATCACTGATAATGGTACTGCATTGGGTCAAGCAATTAAGACCCTAGAAGAAACCACTGAACTGCTAGATGCAATCAACCATAATAATATGGATGAGATTAAGGATGCAATTGGCGACATTTATGTGACTATCCGAGGAGTTTGTAGGGTACTAGACCTATCTATGGATGAATGCGTTTTTATGGCGTATAATCAAATTAAAGATAGAACTGGCCACCTCACCTCTGAAGGTGTTTTTGTAAAGGACGAATAATGGCACATTTCCCAGTAGTGACTGAAAAGAAAGCAAGGAAGATTTTTGAGAAGGAACGCTTTGTTGTGTTCGTTCACACTAAATCCAGTTGTCCAGTTTGTGACGTATTCGTACCAGAGGTTCTCGTACCAATTTCTAAAGACCCAAAGTATTCTGGGATTCAGTTTTATGAGATTACAGAGAACTTGGCGTTCCCAGTAGGAGCCCATCCAGTGACATATTTCTTTCGGGAAGGACTGTGTACTCAGCATCCCGCAGGTGCCGCACCAATTGAGGCTGTGAAAAATATGCTCGATACGTTGTATTTGGGTAAACTTCAACCTATGCTTGATATAAAGACCTCATAATGGCTGATTTATTCAAAGAAATACTCCCAGACCTTAATTATGGTCATAAAAATCTAATTCGCACTGGTGAGATGGATGAAGCGGAATTCGGAAGAAATTCGTTTATCATCAATCGTGCCTTATCTATGAGTGCGGATACAATATTCTACTCAAATGAGATGAATCAACAGTACCAACTAGCCCCCTTGCTACAATACGACTATTTTATAAATAGTCTGAGAAAGAAGAAGCGGTACTCTAAGTGGGCCAAAGCCACTAAAGCACCCGCCAATCTGGAACTAGTAAAGACTTATTATAATTATAATGAACAGAGGGCGCGGGAAGTTTTAGAACTTCTCTCCGAGAAGCAACTA